GTTGATAGACCTAGGAATTGCTTGCGAGGGCGCGATCCAGGAAGCTTTCGACACCGGCGGATTCGACGATTGGCCCGCGGATGCGCCCTCAACGATTCGGCGGAAGGGGTCGAGCAGCCCGCTGATTGATACGAAACAGCTCCGGTTCAGCATTGCATCTGTGGTGAGAAAGCCATGATTCCCTGGGTAGTCGGCGGAGGGATCGGCGCGGTCGTAATGATCCTGGTGGCTGTTTGGATTTGGGGGGCTCCGCGATGATGCCCGACATGCGGACGACCCTGCACGGATTCGAGGAGACGATGCAATTCCAGATCGTCAACAAGGCGATCACAGACCATGACCTGGTGGAAACATCGGGGGCGCCGGTCGTGCTGTGGTTTGAGGGCAGTTTGCAGTCTATGCATCCGCGCGATTTATTGGTAAAAAAGGAAGGGGAGCGCAACTGGCGCTGGTTCACGCTGTTCACGGATATGAGGTTGGATAACGATTCCGTGATTGTGGATCGAGACGGAGCGCAGTACCGGGTGATGGCCACGGACGATTGGAGCCAGGCCGGCTACTACAAATATCAGCTGATCGAGGGGACAGGCATCAACCAATGACCACGGCCGTGTTCGTTTATCGGGAGCCCACCAAGATTGTCGCGGACATTCTCGCGTCGGAAATGACGCTCGATCCGAAACAGGTCATCCATACCAACCAGAAATGGATCATCCCCACGAACGGGATTTTTATCGTCGTGAGCTACCTCGGCCCGTCGAAAATTATTTGCAACATGAACGAGGGGGCCGACAATCCGGCGTCCGTGTTCACGGAGACGCAAACGCTGGTGGCCGTGAACATGGTCGAGATCGGCATCATGAGCTTCGACAATTCGGCAAGGATTCGGCGGGATGAAGTCGCGATGGCGCTGCGGTCGCTTTATGCGCAGAAACAGCAGGAACTGTATGCGATGAACATTGCGCGGAACCCAGGGCCGTTTATGGACACCTCTTTTTTGGAAGCCACGAAGATGGTCACACGCTATACGACGACGATCGTGACGACGTCGGTCAACATGAAAACGAAACCGGTGGGGGATTACTACTTGGATTTTTCGCGGGCGGTTCCCCCTCAACTGACGGCGAAGACGGCGAACGAATAAAGGAGCAATACCATGGCCAACAATCTGAGTCCGAGCAACATCATCACCGTCAGCCTTCAGGGCACGCCGCAAGGGTTGGCTGTTCCGAACATCAATTCGGTCGGCCTGATTTCGTCGGAGCTTCCCGTTTGGGCGGGGGTGCAGGACTATGCGATTTATAAGGACCCGACCTCGGTCGCGGTCGATTTCGGAGCGAACTCGAAGGCGGCGGCGATTGCGGCCGCTTTCTTCGCACAGTCTCCGAATCCGGTGCAGACCCAGGGATACCTTGCGATCATTCCGCGGCTTCAGACCGTGGCGGTGGCGGCCTACGTGTCGATCCAGGACCTGACCTTCACGGCGGTGGCGACCGGGGTGGGCGGGAACAGTATCAGCGTCCAATATACGACTGGAGGAGTGGCCGGCTCAGAGACCGTTGGAGTCATCGGGAATGCCATCACGGTGCAGATCGCATCCGGCCTTTCGACGGCCCAGCAGATCGCGACGGCCATCGCTGCTTTCCCTGCGGCAGCGGCTCTGGTCAATGTGTCGATCTTCGGGCTCTCGACGAACAAGCAGACTGCCCCGGTGGGTCCGATCAGCCTTGCGAGTGGATCGGCCAGCGGGTTAGAGCCCGTCCACACGGCCATGATTCGTACCATCAACGAGGTTTATTACTTTGGCGTGTTGGTCGACACGATCCAGACCAGCATCGCGACCCTGTCCCGCTACGTGAACAGCATCGACAAAATGCTCTTCATTTCGTCGAACGTGAAGGCGGATTTCGCGGCCAACGGGATGATCGGGAGCCTCGCGGGCGCGACCCTTAATCAGGTGCGCGGGCTGTACTACAACGATGGGGTCACGGCGGACACTGTGGCCTTTGCGGCGGCGTATGCGTCGCGCGGGCTGTCGGTCGACTTCACAGGCACCTTGACGGCCTTCACGATGAACATGAAGCAGCTGGTCGGATTCGTGCCGGACTCGACGCTGACTCAGACCGACTTGAATACCTGCCAGCAAACGGGAGTGGACATCTACCCCCCGTTTGGATTCCAGGGGCTCACGGCGACTGGGAACCTCTACACAAGCGGCGCCAATGGCTTCTTCGACCAGATTTATAACCAGTTCTGGATGAAGTTCGCCCTGCAGGTGGCCGGGTACAACTACCTCGCGCAGACCAACTCGAAGATCCCGCAGACCGAGACCGGGATGGATGGGCTCAAGAATGCCTATCGGCTGGTCATGTCTCAAGCCGTGAACAATGGCATCGTCGCCCCGGGCCTGTGGAATTCGTCGACCGTGTTCGGAAACCCGGCGAATTTGATTCGCACCGTCGGGGACATCGGGTATTACGTCTATAGCATCCCGGTGAACCAACAGTTGCCGGCGGACCGGGTCGCGCGGAAAGCCCCGCTGATTCAGATTGCGGCGAAGATGGCCGGCGCCATCCACCAGTCGAGCGTCGTGGTGCAGGTGAACCTGTGACCAACCCGTACGTTCAGCGGGTCGTGATGGGGTTTTTACTCGGGCTTGGGATTGCCCTTGCCTTTTGGCTCGTGAGACGGATTCTGAAATAGGAGGCTTCTATGCCAGCAGTATCTTTGACAGGCGGCGACACAGCGCAAATCGACGGGATCATCCTGGCCACGCTGGCAGATGGGAACGCCTTTGACATCACATTCCCGAACAATCTGGCGACGGTCAAAGCTGGGAAGAACGGAAATATCATCTACGCGAAGAACGAAATGGGCCGGATGTGCGACATCAATCTGCGCGTGCTGCTGGGTGGATCGGACGACAAATACCTGAACTCCCGGCTGCAACAGTGGATCAGCGACCCGTCCTCGTTCAGCTTCCTGACGGGCATGTTCATTAAGCGCGTGGGGGATGGGCTCGGGAACCTGCAGAGCAAGGTCTATAACTGCTCGGGCGGGACGTTCGTTAAGCAGGTCGAGGCGAAGACGGCGGCGGAGGGCGACACGGAGCAGAGCGTCGCCATCTACTTCTTGACCTTCGGGGCATGCCAGGTGAGCATCCAATGAGCCTCCCTAAACTTCGCAATTACGATGAGCTGATGAACGAGGGGCAGCGGCGATATGGCGATCTTCGGACCCCGTTCGTCGAGACGACGAATGAGCAGAACCGCTGCACGGAATGCAAGCAACCCGTGAAACAGCCCGGGGATTCCCTGTGCATGTTGTGTTATGCGGACTACCTCAAGAGCCCGTACAAGTTCAACCAAAAGCCCGTCATGGTATCGGACCGGAGCTGATGAAAAATCAGGACTTCACGCTGAAAAGCGGGGCGAAACTGTCGGTCACGATGGCCCCCTTCGAGAAAACTATCGCCTTAAAAGAGGCTGTCGACGAGGTGCTCTTGTCGGTTGACCCGAACTGGGACGAGGCCGACCCGCGCGTCAACATGAAGATCCTGACGAGTCCGAAGGTGCGGGCGGCCGTGTTCGCTTGCGGGGACACGGCGCTCTATGAAAATGTCCGGGTGACTCCCGGCCTTTTCGACGATCCGAAGATCGGACTCCAAGCTTATGGGGACTACCATGAGATCATGGGGGACATCATCAAGGTCAACCGCAGCCCTTTTTTTTTGACGAACTCTTTGTCATCCACGGCCTCATCCGCGATTCCCACCGACGGCCAAAAGTCACCATAAAGGCGCCCATGGCTCTGGTGATTGCTCTGCGGCTGGCGAAGGCCGGGTATTGGCAGGGCGACCCGGGGCGAATCCTGAAAGCCCCGACTGACGAAGTCCTGGCCGCAGTGCAGTATGAGATTTTCACAGGGGAGCATGAGCGCATGACCTACGAGCTGAACAAACCAACACAATGAAAATCGGGGATCTTTTTGTACGCCTGGGGGTCCAGGCTGACACCTTCACCCTCAAAGACTTTGCGAAGAGCCTCGGAGAAATTCCTTTCTCCGTTGCGGCGGCCGTCACGTCCCTCACCGGCATGGGGTTCGGGCTCATTGAGCTCACCAAGAACGCGATCGACCTGGGGGCCAACCTCAGCATGTTTCGCGCGGAGACTGGGCTCTCGACTGATGAGTTGCAGCGATGGACCGGCGTCGCCAAACAGATGGGGATGGTAGGGACCGAGGTGCAGACGTCTGTCATGGGAATCCAGCACGCCCTTGCGCAGCTGAGTCTCGGGCAGAATGACGAAGGGTTCATGCGGGCAATGGGTATCCTCAAAGTGCATCGGGGGTCGCCCTTCGACATGATGCGGCAGGCGCTCACGAATGCCAACGCGATGCCAAACCGTGGGCAGGCGATGGAAATGCTGGCGCTGATGCACATCGACCCCGCCATGATGAAAGTCGCCGGCCTTTCACCCGACAAGTTTAACCGCATGGCTAAAAACAATGTGGTGATGACGGAAGGGGATATTCGCGCGATGGCGGATTTCCAGGCGGCGTTGGCCCGGTTTACGATGGTGGTAGAAAAATCCTTTGTGCCCGCCCTGACCGAGGTCGAACCCTACATGAAAGACCTGGCGGAAGCTCTGGCGGATATGGTCGTTTTTGCTGGAAAGACCGTCGGAAAAGGGCTCCAATTCGCCCATTACATTTCTCAAAAGCAAGACCTCATGGATGCATGGATCACGGCGGGGCGGCCCGGGCATTTGTCGGAATGGATGAGCAGCCACACGGTGGTGAATAACCACATCACGACCCATGTGCAGAGTACAGCCGATGCCGACGAAGTGGCGAGCGTGGTCATTGATGGCGTCACAAAGCACGTGACCCGGGGAATGACGCATGCGATGAAGCAGTTCAACAACGGGGGGCAATAATGGCTCTCACCGATCTTTTGCCGTCGAGCGTTTCCCAGCCCATCACAAACGCGACGGCCTCCGATTACAACCCGCTGAACATGGTGGCGGATGGTCGGGGGATCCTCGACACCCTCACCAATAAATTTATCCTCAAACCGGCGAGCGCCAAGGGTCTAGCGGGCTTCATCTTCGACTACGAGGGCGACACGACGATTTATCATGTCTCGGAGATCACGGACCATTACAGCGAGCAGAATTCCTTCATGAACGATCAGGCCGCGCGCAAGCCCGCCAGGATCATTCTGCGGGGCTTTGTGGCGGAGTTATCGCAGAGCCCCAACTTGGGCGTCCTGGGCGCGATTAACGCCCTGCAATCAAAGCTGACCACCTTGCCGGCCATCCTGGGGAAGTACACGCCGTCCGCGGTGCAGAAATTGCAGGCACTGACCACGACTGCGACCAACGTGGTCAACACTGTCGACAATTACATCGCGCGGGCGCAGAATGTGGTCGGGCTCTTCGTCGGAGCTTCGGCGGCCCCCACGAAGCAGCAGAAAGCCTATCGGAGTCTTTACGCGCTGTGGGCAAACAATACCGTTTTCACGCTCGATACTCCTTTCAATTATTTTCGCTCTGTGATGATCGAGAGCATGAGCTTTACGCAGGACGAAACGACAAAACAATGGGCGGAGATCCAGGTGACCGTCAAGGAAGTGCGATTCGCCGGGGTGGTCGTCCAGGGGCCCGGGATGAATGCGCAGCTGGCGGCGCAGACCCAGCTCGGGCGGTCGGAACAGGACAGCCAGAACCCTACCAATAAGGGAAAGACGCAGGGGATTTTCTCATCGTTTGGGAGCCATATTCCGGGAGGCTTTTAATGCAGCTCCTGAATGTCTTGACTGATGACGCAGACCAAAAGGTTTCGGTGTCGCTCCCGGATGGGTCGCTGATGCAGCTCGAGTTCATCTATCGGCCCGGCATTCAGCGGTGGACGGTCGACATCAATTACGGGACCTTCCAGCTGGTTGGGTTCATTCTTGCGTGCGGCCCCAACATCCTCAGGCAATGGCGAAACCTTCTTCCCTATGGTATGGCGGTGCAGTCGACCGACCTCATAGACCCTGTGCTGATCAGCGATTTCCTTAATGGGCGCATCAGCGTTTATATCCTTTGGGAGGCGGAACTTCAGCAGGTCGAGACCCAGGTGCTGTTCCCTGTCCCGCTGGTGAACCCGTGAAATTTGGCCGCCTGTACACCATGACCGTGGAAGGAAGGGCGCTCGACCCGCAGGGGAACAGCGTCGTCCACTACATCCAGTTCCCATTGACGGTAAAGTTCCAGATCGTCAAGAGCAGCACCTTGTCGGCCGGCAACGCGATCTTCCGGCTTTATAACCTCGCCTCCGATGTGCGGGCGGACATCTACAAGGACACCTTCGAGCAGTTGACCTACAAGCGGATCACCTTCGCGGCGGGATATTCAGGGTCCGAAATGCCCCTCGTTTTTCAGGGCAATATCATGCAGGCTTTTTCGTTCCGGGAGGGCCCGGACTGGATCACGGAAATCCAGGCGCTGGATGGGGGATTCGCGATTGAGACCAGCCAGGCGAACCTCACGAAACCGGCATTGTACACTTTGTCCGATTTGGCGACTGACGTGATTGGGCAGATGGATCATGTCTCCATCGGGGCGATCGGGGCGCTGGACATGGACCGGCCGCTTCCTTTCCGCGGCGTGACCCTCTGCGGGAATGCCTGGGACCTCATCGCGCGGGCCATCATGCCGGTCGGGGGGTATGCGTTCATCAACAACGAGCGCGTGTT